TCCCATCGGTCCTCGGCTTCCCAGATCAGCCCGGCGAGATCGTCGCTGCGATAGAATACCGCATCGACGCGCAGCGCATCGGCAGCGGTCGTCACCACGCTCGCCATCATCGGACGCGGGAAATCGACCGTCCAGAAGCGCGGATCGAACCGCTTGATGACGCCCGTCTCCTGCCCGCGCCGCGCATCGCACAGCCAATATGCCATTGCCTGAACTCCCGTGCTCCGGCGCCCCTCCCCCGCGCTCCGACGAAAGCCGGAGCCCAGCCGACACCATCGTCATGCCAGCGCAGGCTGGCATCCCGCATCCCGACGCAGGCGGGCGTAGATACCGATCGTCTCCCCGTCATCGCGAGGCCCCCGGCGAAAGCCGGGGAACGAAGCAATCCGGAAGGCTCGGCACCGCTGGATTGCTTCCACCGGCTCGCGCCGGTGTCGCAATGACGATTAATTTCGAGCGGACCCTTTAATCCCTCGCCAGCGCCTGCCGCACCGCTCGCGCCACCTGGCGGGACGACCGGCTCAGCGCGGCGGCCTCGCTGCCCTGCGGCGCACTGATGCTGATCGCGACCCGCACGTCGCGGCCCCCGCCCTGCCCGGTCTCGATCCGCCCGCTCGTCGTCGGCACGAACAATTCGGGGCCCCGCTCGCCGACCAGAAACGCCCGCCCCGGGCTGACCGGCCCGCCGGTGGCGCGGCCGGGCACGCCCAGCACCGCGCCCAGCACCTGCCCGCCAAGGTTGAGCAGCCCGCCATTGCCGCCCCCCTGTCCGCCGAAAATGGCGCCGATCCCGCTCTTGATCGCGGCATCCGCAATGTCCGCCAGCACCGACAGCGCGACGCGCTTCAGATCCTCGAACCCCAGCGATCCGGTGCGGATCGCCCGCGTCAACGCACCCTCGATCCGTCGCCCCGCGCGGTCGGCAGCCTCGCCCAGCGTCCCTTCCAGGCTGTCGCGGATGCGCGCCACATCGCTTTCGAACCCGCGCGTGTCGATCCGCACGCCGGCGAGCAGCGCGGCCAGTTCCTCATCCATCGGGAAACCTTTCTTTCAGCGCGGCGATATCGACCGGCTCGGGCGGCATCGCAGCGGCACCGCTCAGCGCCGTCAGCACGCTCGCTAGTTCAGCCGGTGTCGCGCGCCAGAACTCATCAGGCCGCCAGCCGAGCAGCGCGCCGGCCAGCCCTGCCAGCCGCGCCGCCGCCTCGCCAAACCGCATCACCGCCCCTGCAAAATCTGCTGCAACAATACGCGCAGCGCCGGCGTCGCTGCCGCCAGCCCGCCCGCCGCCACCGCCTCGCCCAGCGTCTCGCGGGTCAACCCTTCCGGCCGCACGGCGATGCAGTGCCAGAACAGCGTCACCAGCTCGGTGAGACTCAGCGCCCCCGCCGCCGCCCGCTCGACCAGCGCGAACAGCGGCCCCAGCTCTTCCTCGGCTGCCACCAGCGCGGCAAAGCTCGGGCGCAGCACCAGTGTCTCGCCCGCCACCCGGATCGCCGCTTCTCCGCGCGCAGCGTTGGCCCCGCTCACAACGCCACCACCGCGCCGGCGCTTTCCAGATTGACGGCATAATTGCGCTCGCCATTGTAATCGCCGGCATAATCGAGCCGCGACACCAGGAACTTGCCCTGCAACCGCTCGCCGCTTTCGAAACTCAACTGATAGTCGGCGATCGTTCCCGCCAGCGCATGGCTGCGCAGCCGCGTCTCCGCCGCCGATCCGGTGAAGATGCCCGCCGCCGATACCGACACCGATCGCACCCCCGCACCGGGCAGCAGCTCGCGCCACGATCCTGAATCCTTGCTGGTCACGTTCACAGGATCGCCGTTGATCGACAGCTGCGTCGTGCGCATGCCCGCCACCGTCGCGAACACTGGCGGCACCGCGCCGTCGCTGATCTTGAGCAGGAATGCGCTGCCCTTTTCCACTGCCATGGTCATTCCTCCATCATGCGGATGCGAAATTCGGCGCTGCCCAGCCATCGCCCGGTCGCCGCTCGGACGATCCGGCTGCGCAGCAGGACAATGCTGGCCACCCGCCAGCCGTCGATGCTGCGCGTCATGCCGGTCACCGCGTCCTCGCTGTCGCCCAGCAATCCGTGCAGCCGCGCCGGACGCTCGCCGTCGTCGATGATGCCGATCACCAGCCGGACTTCGCGGCCCGCCGACGTCTTGGTGCTCCAGTCGCCGGTCTCGCCATCGCCGATCACGAGATAGGGCAGCGGCTGGCCGGGTGGCGGCCCGTCGAACACCCCGGTCGCCATCGCGGATATGCCCGGATGCGCGCTCAGTGCCTGCACCGCGGCTGCCTGTGCCGCCGTCGCTGCCGCGCTCATGACCGTTCCTCGCACGCCAGCCGCAACCGGTCGGCGGCCCATGGATCGGCCACCGCAGCGGTCACGCGCAGCCGCCGGCCATGCCAGACCAGCCGGTCGCCGGCCACCACATCGGCGGTGCTGCGCAGCGTGGCGGTCCAGCGGCCATTGTCCTGCGCGCGCAGTTCGGCCCAGCTGCTGCCAAGGCTTGTCCACTCCCCGGTGCTGCCGCCCAGCGCATCGCGCGCGCGGCTTTTGCGCTCGATTGTCACGCGTTGGCGCAACAGGCTTGCCAGTTCGCTCACAGCCGCATCTCCCGCCAGGGCCGCCACAGCGCCGCCACCGCCGCTGGCGGGCCTTCATCTCCGGCGGCATCGCGATGCGCATGGCCGTGCGCCACCAGCCGGACGATCCCCTGCCGCAGCGCTTCGGGGATGCCGCTCCACGCCGTCGCCAGCCCGGCAGAATAGCTCACGATCAAAATTCCGCTCGCCGCGCCGTCGGTCAGCCGCACCAGCCCGCGCCCGTCGGCGGCGATGTCGATCAGATAGGATGCTGCGGGCAACGCCGCCGCTGCGCCGCCGCTTGGCCGGATCGCCGCGCCGGTGATGCTGCGCACCGGGCGCAGGTTCAGCCGCCGCCACTCTGCCGACGCTGGCAGGCTCTCGGCAAAGCCGCGCTCGATCAGGATTCGCCCGGTAAACGCCTCGCACAGCGTCACCGCACTGGCGATCAGCCGGTCGAGCAGCGCATCCTCATCGGCGCTCTCGATCCTGAGATACGCCTTGGCTTCCTCGCGCGCGCCGGCCAGCGCCGCCGCCGCAATCGGTGTCGGTTCGATCATGTTCAGCTTCCCCGCTCATAGGCGCCCGCCGCGCCCAGCCCGTCGCCTCGCCGTGCATTGCCGTCGAGATCGAACGCCAGCACCGCCAGCCCCGAAGGCACGTTGGAATAGGCGGCGTTGGTCGTGCCGGTCAGGCGATAGTCGCCGCTGCCCGCGCCGATCGTCGCCGTCGGCTGCCAGTTGCCCTGGTCGTTGACGAACCCGACCGCCGACCGCCCGACATTGTACTCGCCGTCGGGCCAGTATTCACCCAGCCACGCGCCGGTCCCGGGCACCGTTCCCGCCGCGCTGCCGATCAGCGACACGTCGCCGCGGCATCCGGTGCGGTGGAGGAACCGCCACGGCCCCACCCGCCCGGTTGAATTGGTCGTGCCGCCGTTCGATGTGGTGAACAGATCGGACTTGGTGTTGACCTCGGCCATCAGGTTGAACCGGCTGGTCAGCCGCTTGACCACCCCCTCGCTGCCGGCAACGTCGTTGTATGCGATGTTGAGCCGGTCGCCGACGATGCTGTTGTGGTGCAGCAGGACATTGTCGAACGCCTGCGTCGCGCCGTCCGCACCCACCTGCAGCGCGATGCCGCTCACATTGGCATGCTCGAACACGTTCTGGACAATCGCCACGCCCTCGCCCATCGCGTTCAATCGCGCGATGTGCTGCGCCTGGCGCTGGTCGCGCATCACATTGTTGGCGATCACCCCGCCGTTGGTCGGGGCCTCGATCGCGGTGAAACTCGCGACGTCCTGCTCGGACAGCACCACGCGCTTGGTCTTGCATCCGATCACCGCATAGGCGTTCCACGTCCGGTCGACCGCGATCGTCTCCTGAATGTGCCCGAGGATCAGCGCGGCCTGCATGCGGATCGCGCCGCTCGGCGCCACGAACGACGGCGGGTTGGCGCTGCCGGTCGAGGTCACGTTGCGCCAGTAGCTGAAATGCTGGCGGTAATTGACCCCGACCGTGCCCGACGCGTTGACCGTCAGCCCTTCATAGGCGGCGAGCACGCTGCCGCTGTTCACCCCGCTGTCGAAACCATTGCCGGCGGTATGGGTGATGTTGACGAACCAGCGGATCAGCGAACACGCCCCGCGCGTCGCCGACAGGCTGACGCTCACCGCGCCGGTGTTGGCAGGATCGGCGCGCACGTCGGTCCAGCACTGCCCGACCGCGGTCGAGGTGAACCCGGCGGCGGGCGCGTGCGCCACCGCCCCGCCCGCGCCATCGTCCATCAGATAGACGGTCGATCCCGAATGGTCGTTATGTCCCTTGTTGGCGTTGTTCCACGCCGGCAGTGCGGCGATCGCGGCGTTGATCGTCGGGAACGG